TATAGAATTAAAAGTAAAATCTAAAAAAGGTATATTCTCTGTAAAATTTGATGACATTCCTGATAAAAAATATACACCTTTTCCTGTTTCTGAAGAGTTTAGGGAAAAAAGAGAGCCGCTTTTATATTCTCAAGTTATTGATGCTATTACTGTTCATACAATAGATTCTGTACCTGTTACAGTGCAGGTTGCCTTTGGTTATGCTAGTGATGATAAAGCAACTCCACAAGAAATTTCTACTAGAAAAATTGAAATTACAGATTTTCTGCGTTCTTATTTTCAGACTAAGACGACTCATGAACTCAGACAAGAAGAAAAAATCAAGATTGAAATTCGTGATGAGATAAATGACAATGTTCTTACAAGAAATAGGATTAAAGATGTTCGATTTACTAAGTATGAGATAGTTGAACCTTAAATAAAAAATGTGTAGGAGAGGAATATGAAGAAGATTGTTTTACTTGGATTTATTTTGTGTTTTTTTTCAGGCTGTGCAATATTCAGAACCACAGACGTAACCATAAGTAACAACTCAGACCATAATGCCTATGTTACTGTAACGGAATTTAGACGAAATGGTGATTTGCATGGATCAACTGGAGGTTCGGATTATGTTGAATTATTACCTTATACGTCAACAACATATAAGTTGTATGATAAAGGTGAAGTTAAATTAACAAAGCCCAATCGCAATTTTTTGAAAAAACAATCCAATGAATCCTATGAAGTTTTGAACTCTCCTAAGAAAGTTGTAAAGGTTTTTAATAAAATTGGGGAAAAAGTAATATTGAGTGAAGCAAATAATTTATTTGATAAAATTACAATGGAATCCAATGAGATAAAAAATATAGATGTTTTTACGTTAGATCATTTTACTCCTTTCGCGGTAAATGCACAAGGAGTAATTTTAAAAACTTCTTTTCAACATATTGGATTGGTCATAAGTTTCTAGGTTATTCTCAAAAAACCGTCTATATCTCTCCATACATAATTAGAACCTAACGGTTGGCTAGTTGGCAGGTCTTTTAATCGAAAGGTTCTAGAGCCTGAATTTTCTGTAAATGTCATAGAATAGGGAATTATATCGTTTTGTGTAATTTCTTCTGTTCCATTTTTTCTTAGAGTTGAGTGAGATGTATATGTGTACTTTGTTCCGTTGAAAGAAAAAAAAGTAATAGTTCTAGTACACCATCCTGCAGGATCTGGATATGCCTCACCAATTACTATATTGGGAATTAAAATAGATAGCGTGTGAAATCCAATTATTTTTTCATTATTAAAAAATCCTTCTCCTAAGGCATACATTCCACGCGGTGTTGATGTTTGATTGTTTATTCGTTCAACACAATCAAATGTAGCCTCTCTTGCAGTAAAATTAAATACACGACCTGACGGTGTTTTAGATGATAGTTCTAGCGGTCCCGAATAAATATCACCAGTAAAAGTCCCATTCTGCAAAAATGCATTTTTCATAAACACATTCCCATTTCTATCAACTTTAAATATCTCCTCACTATTATTATTAATCTTCAATCCATTTACGCCATCGAACCACGCCTCGAAGTCTTGATGTGTATTCTTATCTGTATCAATATGTAGCTTTTTTGCTATCAGCCTTTCCACATCAATTAAAGCCGTCTTCAAAAAGCCCCCCTCAATGATTGTCTGCCCCTTGTTTTTCTCACCTGTAATAACCATGTTTTCTGCTGCTATGTTTATTTGTGTGGCTGTTAGGTCAATCTGGCTTGCTAGTAGTGAGGCTTTGACTGCCTTATCCCACAAAAGCTTAATTGCTGTCTTGCTTACATCTCCTCTTATCGAGTAATAATCCGTACCGTCCAGTTTTGCATACACACGGGCGGTTTCTTCTTCGCTACTTGCTTTTACGAATTTAGCTCTTGTAGGTGCGTCTATCATAGCTGGTAATTCAAGAGATACTGACATACGCCCCGATGCACCACCGCCCTCGACGATCGCCTGAACTGAACCTGCCTGTACGTCGATTAAGCCTACAAGCTCACGCTCCATATCCTCGACTTTAAGTAATATTTCATCTTCACTCATTTGAATACTTGCACTGGTACGATTATTATCAGAGTCCATTCGTGCTATTACTTCCTCTAGGCTCATCTCCATATCACGTATTCTGTGTATATTACTAAAGTGTACACCGTGTGTTACAACATTCGCTGCTTCCTGTGCTGCCTTTGAACCTGATGGGTCTACTTTAGTTAGTGCATTGTCTAAATCTTCTCTAGTAATTGTATTAGGTGGGATTGGTTTTGTTGTATTTATAACGTTTCGTGTGACATTGCTTTTATAATCAGGGATATTGCCATTTTCGTAAATGGCTTCGTGATAGTTTACTAGTTCTAAATTAAAACCATGCTCATTACGTTTAATTTGACTTATAATATAAGGAGTTGTGATTTTGCTAAACTCTCCATCTACATCTAACTCTCCGAATGAAAAAATATTATTTTCTTCGGGCTTAACGTCTGCACTTGCTCTTATGTGTGTTAACACAGTCAGTTCGTTGGTAGTTCCCTCCCCCTCTATTTTTATTGGAAGAGGTTGTACTCCTGTCTTCGTGAAACAGTTTACGATAATTCCATAGGTTTTCATTGCATCAAACGTTAAAGGCTCTCTAGTGTATATTTTCTTCAATATTCCACTTCGCCATTTTGTAGAGGCTATTGTGTAGCCTTTCCCTATTCCGATTTTTAAGCTGTCATCTTGAATTAAAATCTTGCTATAAGGAGTATAAAATACGCCCTCATTACCAACTTCAATAATTGTAGTCTTGGGTCTAAGAGCCTCTATTGCCATGAGTCGTCTAGCATATTTTACAATATGATCAAAAGTAGTAATGCCTGTAATGTTGATGTCTTTGATAATGCTGTCTGGAGTAATTTCGAGAGGTTTACCGTTTACTTCTCTCATAAGTAAATACGTATCTTCTTGGTATAAATCGTCCTTACCGTTTACGTATTTTATACGTAATCCGTCGGTACGTCTTCCAAAAGTCTTTTTGTTTTGAATGCTGATTATATTCTGTGGGTTGTATACAGCTAGTGCGTTTTCTTGAGGTTTGTCGATAGCAATGGCACGACGACCATAGATATCAATGTAGATACAAGCCCCCGTTGCTTCCATAATGTGATTAAGAATGTCATCTTTTTTTGTATTTTGTGTGATTACCCAGTCGAATTTATAGCCTTTTTCTTCGCAATATTCATAATACTCGCCTAAGCTTTCTAGGTCTAATTCGTCATCATTATAACGGCTTGCTGGGTGGCTATCACTGGTTTCGATTTCTAAAACCCATGCAGCAGGATTTCTGGTTTCTGTCTTTTCTGTACTCCATTTTTTGCCGTCCCAAGTGCGAGCTATTCCCTGCGTAATGATATTTATTTTTTTTAGTTTATCTTCATTGATTTTAGAAGCTTTTAACTTTAATGCAAGAATGGAGCAAAAAGCTCGCTCTCTATCTTCTATTATTTTACAAGGTACTAGTTCAGTTGTACTCTTATCAGGATCATAACAAGTAGATTGATAAAAAAGACAATAGCAGTCGTTTTTAATGTTACTGTCCCTTGAGCCGTTGCTCCTAATTCTTATATATATTGCATTTTGATTATTGGTTTTCAATGTTTCATAGTCGGAGGTTGTAAAATTTTTATGTGCAACATATCTGAGTTCCTTTGTTGATACAAGGCGTTTGAATAGATTTGTTTTTACACCATTATTATTAAAATAAAAATTATCCCAAGATGAACCTCCGTCTAGTGAATATTCAGGAGTTATTGTAACTTGTGTTTCCATCTTGCCACCATCGTTATTCGTGGCATATAAGCCATAGGGAAAACTAATAGCGATATCAACATTCATTGCATACTGATTTAATGTATATGTTAAGTATGATTTCTTACCTTCTTTTACATCATTATCACGTGGAATTTCATCATTGCAGGTTTTTGAATTCACTTTGTAATTCAATGCTGGTATATCAGTTAATAGTTTGCCATCTTGTGCAATTTCTATATGTCCATTCTCTGTAAATATTCCTGCATCTATACTGTAACCATCTTCTTGAGGGGAGGCTTCTTTGAATGTTTTAATTGCTACATCATCTATAGAGATTTTTTTAATTACCTGTTTATTAAAGCCACATTCTAATACTGTGTAGATGTATTGGTCGTTTCCATCTTTCCCTGTTATTTCATAAAATGGAGAACATAATAGGTATGGGGTAAAAAAATGCCTACCAATGATATATGGCTGATTGTTTCCTGTTGCTATAGTGTTTCTAGCTCCTCGTAAGAAAGGGCGGTTATCAATTTCTGGTGTGTTTGAAAGCTTTTTCATTCTTTCAAGCTCCTCTTTTGCCTTTTCTGCATCCTTCCTAGCTTTGTATGCGTATATTCCGCCTGCAATACCTGCAGCAACGGCTACGACGGCGACTACGATTGCAGTAACAATAAGAGCTGTAGTTCCGCTGGGAGTAAGCCTTATAGTAACTTTGTCTTTATCTTGCAATATATAATTGTGACTTTCTATTTTCCCATTGATTACGATAATTGCATTATCTAAATCAAAATTAGGTAATGCTTCTTGTACGGTTAATCCTGCCTGTAATTCGATCGGTGTTTGTTTATTTGATAGTTCTTTATAGAGTGTTGCTTTCATTTATAACCTCAAAAAATGCAATTGGACGCATAGCTATAAGTGGAGAGATTTTAACACCTTTGTCTATTGTTGCATGTAGTACCTTACCTCGCTCCACAATATAGCCCACGTGCGTGTTTCCGTGATAAATCGAATATACCAATGCTCCCTTTTTTGGCTCGCTTATTTGTCTGACGTTTAAGCCACCACTTATATAGTCATTAACTTTATCAGCTGGCAGGTCTACAATATCACCGTATAAATCTTTCAATGGTGTACCTGCACGTTTGCAACATTCCATTACTACACCGTAGCAATCAAAACCGTTTTTATCTCTTCCAAATTTCTTAAATGGTATATTTATTAAATCGTCGTACTTCAATTATTACCCCTATTGTTGTATGAATTAAAAATTAAGGCAGGAAAGGTCATATCTCCACGGTCATCTTTGTTTAATTTCATATCTAACTTCATTCCGTCCCATGTTGCCTCTCCGTATTTATGTTTGAATAATCCCAGAGGTTCTACTTCTTCTCCATTGAGTATGCCTATTACTTCAACCTTGAAATAATAATTGTCTTCAAGCATATCTATAATTGAATTGTGTTCTACTAATTCAACACTGAATGAACTATCTCCCGTTGTATTTGGGCTAAATGTAAAATTGCTTGCACTGTAGATATGTCCTTTATAAATCATACCCTGATTATCGTTAATCAAGAAAATGTGTAGTGTATCATCTGGGGCAGATAAATGAACTAAAAAGGGTAGGTTATAACCGCCACCTTCTGCCAATTGCTTGTAAACATTCATGTCTTAAATCTCCGTTAATTCTAGGCTTACTTCTTTGTGTTTCTGTCCAGTCCAACCTGTAATTTTGACCCTGTACTGTTTCATTTCGTTACCTGTAATGATATCTTTTAGATTACATGGTACAGTGCCACTTTTAGCTACGTTTTCGTACCAAGAAAGAAAATGTTGAAATTCTGTTTTACCATCTATCTTAGCCGTACCTGTATCTTTTAACCAAAGGTTTACCGAGTGCGTTTTTTTAGGTAAGCTGTTTTTTAAGTACTCAATTTCTCTACCACTTTTAAACTCTACTTTTTCTGTATTATCTTTATAGCTTCCGTCTTGTCCGTAAAAATCAGTATTTACGTGTGTACTCCAGTTTACTGCCATTTTAACACTCCTATATTCCGTAATACTCGCCTGTCATTCCTTGTTGTGCTATGTTTAAGGAACTGCTATAACGTCCATTCTTTAAGCTGTCATTTACACGAGCGTCTATGATTATTTCGATTTTATCACGTGTTAGACGAGGCTGGGCTGTTGCAATGTTGGAAGCACTATTATTTATAACTATTTGAGGTGATGAGCCTTGTCCATTACTTCCTCCATTAATAAAATCCCATAAGCCTTTTTGTTGGCTCATATTCATCACCATCTCACGACTATTAAGATTTGTCGCTATATTGTCACCATGATAAGAGGAGCCACCTACAATCCCACCAGTACTAAAGCTAGGTGGGATAGGTTTACTTGCTATAATGCTTCCAATTTGTACTGCTCCAGCAGCTGCAACAATACCACCTGTAATAAGCCCTGTTATTCCACCTTGTGCGATAGCCTGTGTAACACCCTGTGCGATATTAGCTGTCGCTTGTAAAATAGAAGCCATCCATTGTACCATTTGTATTTTATATTGTTCCCTTGCTGCCTTTCTTTTGCTCTCGGTAATTTTCTTATTGTATTCTTCTTCACTAAGTTCACCTTTTCGATATTTTATTTCAAGCTGTGCTTGTTCAGCTGTTGCTTGGTTTTTAGATGTTTCAAGCATAAGATTAGTAGCTTGATTTATTATGTCTACACTTTGGTTGACATATCCTTGTATCAAGGTCAAAAGCTCATTTGCCTGCTGTGCTTTACTTTGTAGATAAGCTTCATCGAGCTGTTTCATTCGCTTGTATTTTTCTTCTTCGGTTAATACTTCGCTATCAGCTATTGCTTTTTTCATCTCCAATAACTCAGCTTGCTTATCTTTATGTTTATCCCACCATGATTTTTCAATACCTGCAATTGCCTTTATTTTTTCTTCTGTGAGGGCTTTTTCTGCTTCGGTTAAACCTTTTATCAACTGTTCACGACTTAATATGTTTTCTTGACCTTTTTGGGCTAGCTTAATTTCTTCATCTGTTGCTTCTTTGAGTTTTTGTTTTAATTTATCCAGTGCGTTTATCTCTTTTTGTAGTTGCTCTGTAGGTCTTGTATCACGTTTAATACTGTTTATTGCTTCTGTTGCCTCTTGTGTTAATTTAATAGCTGCCTTACGTTTTTCTTCTGCATCAGTTGCTTCTTTGAGTGCTTTCTCAGCTTCTTTTAATTGTTCAAGGCGTTTCTGTTCGATTGGATAACCTTCTTTAATCAGTCCGTTTGTTTTGGTTAGTAAATCAAGGTATGAATTAAGATATACATTGTAGCGGTCTTGTGCGGTTACTGACTTTCCTTTTGCTTTAGCTTCTAGTTCCAAAGCATATAGCGATTCCTCTAGTTTTTTATTGCTATCGGCTGCTGCATTGTTTGCCGCATTACGTGCATCCTCTTCAGCCTTTGCTTTTTTATCAGCTTCTTCACGTGCCTTCTTTTCTTCATCGGCTTTTTTTTTCGCTTCTTCGGCTTCTATTTCTGCCTGTTTCGCTGCATTCTCACGAGCTCTCAACTCATCGGTGATTATAAGCAAAGCTGTTTTTTCTTCATCTGTTAATTTTTTTTTCCATTCTAATTCTTCTTTAAGCCATTTTAAATATTCAGTATTCTGAAAACTTACCCCTGTCTTTTGTTCTCCTGTTTTGTTACTGGTATATATTCCACTGACAAGCTTTACACCTTCATCAACTGACCTTTTAATTCCGCCCCATTTGCGACTTTGTGTTTCTAGGAAGTCATTAAAATTGCTTACTTGAGTTCCCATAAATCCCCAAAAGTCTTTTGCTTTTTGATTCAATGCTTCAAACATAGGATTAGCTATTTTTCCGATTGACTCCATAAAATCTCCGAAAGCATTTTTAGCCTGTGTTTCACTATCTATAGCTTCCTTTGCAAAGTCTTTATATTTTGATGCTATTAAATCTATTGCTTCTCCATTTTTCAGTTGTTCATCAGTTAAGTCTTTGATTTCTGCGATTTGTCGTCCCACAGTCCCAGCCATTCCGCTATAGGTAGAGTTTAGTGTTTCTGCTGCAGTTTTAAGGTCGATGTGCTTTGCTGCTGCATAATCTGCTGCTGCTCCGACTATCTTCATAATCTCGGCTTCCGTTCTACCAGTGCTGGCAAGTTGAGCCATGATATCGATAGTGCCTTCATCTCCATAGTTGCTTACTTCCTGTAGCTTACTTGCATATTCTTTTAATCGTTGTATGCTTTCTTTTTGTAAATATGGGTTATTCTCTGCAGCTTTCTGTAGTGCTTTCTCTGCCTTTTCTTGTATCTTGTAAGCTTCGTTTGCTGCTTTTAGTGTTTCGATGTATTTTTTGGTTACCATAACTGCAGCTGTAATACCTGCTGCTACAGGACCACCAGCACTTGCAATACTTCCCATCTGGGAAGCAAAACCACTGGCTGCTCCACCTGTTTCGTTAAATGCTACCTTGAGAGCATTGGTTGCTTTTGTACCTTTGCCCATGTCTTTAGCTGCATCGTTTACTTTCTTTTTAGCATCTTTTAAACCTTTTCCGAGATTACTATTATCTATTTCTGTTCTAATTCGAACTTCGCCATCGTTTGCCATACTGTTATAGTCATTTTTCTATAA